GAACGTCACGGCCTCATCGAGCGTGTGGACAAGGCATCGGCTGTGAAATCTGCCGAGGCCGATACGTCGAATGAGGAGCCGAAGCGTCGGAAGCGAGGCGGTAGCCGTGGCACTGATCTATGATGTCAAGGCGGCTCTCCGCGTCGACGGCAATGATCATGACGGTGAACTTTCGGATCTGATTGCCGCCGCCCGGGCTGACTTGGCTCTCAGCGGTGTGGACGACCAGAAGGCTCACGACGAGACGGACCCGTTGATCAAGCGGGCCATTATCGCCTACGTACGGGCCCACTTTGAATGGGATCATCCGAATGCAGAACGACTACAGACGGCCTATGACATGATCAAAGCGCATCTTTCTCTTTCCGGAGACTACCGGGCGCCAGGAGGCGAATGAGCATGGCATTTCAAACGAGCATGCTTCGATACCGCGTCGAGATTGGCCGGTATGTCTCTGGCAAAGATCCGTTCGGTAACCCGATGTCGAAACAGTGGCAGCCTGTGGCCACGGTCTGGGCCGCCGTGGAGGCGCTGACCGGCCGACTCTATTTTGAGGCGCAGCAGACGGTCGAGCAGAGCGATCACCGGATCACGATTCGGTGGCGGCGGGGCATAGAAGCAGGTATGATCGTGCGTCACGACGGTCGGGAATTCGTGATTCAGTCCCCGCCGCTTGACCGGGATGGTCGCCGCCGCTGGCTGACGTTGCTCTGTAAGGAGGTGCGACCGGCATGAGGATGAAGGTTCGCGTGAAAGGCATGGAGGAGATCAGCGCGCAACTGAATATGATGCCCCGGGAAATTTCCGGCGCGCATCTTCGTGAGGTGGCACTGGAAGGCGCCGAGGTGATACGGGCTGAGGCCGAAAAGAACGCGCGGGAACGGAAGGTCACCGGGACGCTTGCCGGCGACATCCACGCCGAGATCGCGAAAGAGAGCGTCGGCAGCCGCGTGGTCGTCCAGATCGGCCCGGGCAAAAAAGGCTGGTACGGTCGCCTCGTGGAGATGGGGCACGCCATCGTGCGCGGTACCCGGAAGGCAGACAGGAAGATCATCGGCCATGTTCCGCCGCATCCGTGGCTCCGGCCGGCGCTGGACGCGAAAAAGCATGAGGCGCAGGAAGTGGTGATCCAGGCATTCAAGCGGAGGTTGAAACTGAAATGAACGTCTCGCCCCGGGAAGCCGTATATGCGCACCTCATGTCCGACCCGAACATCACCGCACTGGTCGGCGACCGAATCTACCACCAAACGCCGGACCTGGACGCCGCGTATCCGCTGATCGTCCTCAACACCATATCCAACGTTCCCCGCCGGGATCTCTCGGCGGTTTTTGCATGCGACACGCGGATTCAGATCACGGTCATGGCCGACACGCTGAAAGAGGCGGAGACCATTGCCGCCGCCGTTCGGGCTAGCCTGGAGGGTTTCAGCGGGATGATGGTCGTGCCGGTGCTCGCCTGTGTAGTGGACAATTTTTCGCCGGATTATCTCGAAGACGTTGGTCAAACGCATTACCACGTCGACGTGATTATCACGCACAAAGGAGTGTTGTAAAATGGCCGAAACAACTGGACTGAGGACAAAGTTTTACCGTTCCGAAAACGGAACGACGTGGGAGGAAATCGCACAGGTCGCCTCGATTACGCCGCCGCAGCCGGAACGCGAGGTGGCCGAGGTCGACGAGCTCAACCCGCCGGGGGACGTTCGGAAGAAGCTTCCGGGCATCATTGACCCGGGCGAAGTGACGGTGACGCTGAACTTCGACCCGACGAACGAGGGGCATCTGGATCTGGAGCAGGATTTTCGTGACGGCGCCGCCATGCACTATCGCATCAAATTGCCCAACGACTGGGGCTGGACATTCCAGGGCATCGTGACCTCCTACGCGCCGCAAGAAATCGCCTCCGGCGACGTGGTGCAGGCGGAAGTCACGATCACGCTGTCCGGGGTGTATCAATTCGGGGAAATCACGAACTGATGTGAGGAGGACAGAACGTGAGCAAATTTCTCACTCGTGACGCAATCCTGAAAGCCCATGACCTGCCGACTGAAGACGTCGAAGTGCCCGAATGGGGCGGCGTCGTTCGCGTCCGCGGCCTGACTGGCGCCGAGCGTGACGCATTCGAACAGTCGATCGTTGAGCAACGCGGGAAAAACACTCGCATGAATCTTCGAAACATCCGGGCGAAGCTCGTGGCTCTGACGGTCGTGGACGAGGAAGGGAACCGCGTCTTTTCCGACGAAGACGCGGAAGCGCTCGGCAAGAAGTCGGCGGCCGCGCTGGACCGCGTTTTCGCCGTCGCGCAGCGTCTCTCTGGCCTGCGGCCTGAAGACGTCGAAGAGCTCGCGGGAAACTGAGGCGAAACCCGGCTCGCCGGTTCTATTTCCGCCTCGCGTTGGCTCTTGGAATGACTGTTCAGGAGCTCCTCTCCCGGGTGAGCAGCCGGGAGCTGGCGGAATGGATGGCGTTTTTTGAGCTCGAACCTTGGGGCACCGAGATGGAAGACTGGCGGGCTGGCCTCATCGCGTCAACCGTGGCCAATGCCATGCGGGACAAAAAGAGCCGGCGCAAGCCGTATGAGCCGCAGGACTTCATGCCGCGGCGCGACATTCCGGCAAAGAAAGAAGAAGAGCAATCCATCGAGGATCAGATTGCCATCGTAGAGATGTGGGCGAGGATACTGTCAGCTGCAAATCAAGAAGGCGGCCGGTGATTCGGCCGCCTTTCCGTCATTTTTCCTGTTCGGCAGGTGCCGATGAGATCGACACGCTTTTCGGAGCTCTGAGCCCGAAGTAAGCCAGAATTGCAAAGATGATTCCGAGAAAGAAACCAATGAAACTGGCTGCTCCGGTCAGGATGGTCGTTCCAATAGCGCCGCCTATTGCGGCTCCTGCCTGCTCGGCTTCGTTCGAGGACGTGTTGATGGCGTCCGCTGTAGTGTTGGCGCCCATTGCAAAGGCAGCAATCGGGAGTGCGAAACACGCAATACATAGCACGAGCCAAACCCGTCCCCAGGCACGGCTCTTTCCCGTTCCTGCCCAATAACCGACTAGGAGCCAGCCGACAAACAGAGCCCAGACCTGCGGGGACGCGGCGAACATGGAAACAACAAAGTAGAAAGCCAGTCCGCTGAGGAAACCACCTACAATAGCTGGGAACCAGCGGAATTTTTTCATAGATGACCACCATTCCTTAAAAAAAATTCGACAATTTGATCATAACCGAGGTGGGGGCAAATGGCAACAGTTGGCGCCTTTAATGTTGCCCTGGTGGCTTCCACGGGGCGCTTTGTTTCGGCAATCAGCAAGGCCGACCGCCGGTGGAACAACTTCGCGAGGAACATCCAGCGCCAATCCCGGTCCATGCCAGAGGCGATCCGGAAAGTAACACCCGCGGCCCTGACGATGGCGAGGGTGGTGACGCGGGCAACCGCTGTTGCAGGCGCAGCGCTGACCGGGCTCGGCGGCGTCGGTATAAAACTCGCAGCAAATTTCGAGCAAAGTCAGATCGCGTTTACAACCCTGTTGGGTTCGGCTGAGGAAGCAGACCGGTTCCTCCGGGAGCTGGAGGTTTACGCCCGTACGACGCCGTTTGGCTTCGTCGGCCTTCAAGATACCGCCCGCCAGCTCCTCGCGTTCGGATTTACAGCCGACAAAGTTCTGGACATGATTACCCCAATCGGCGACGCCGTGGCCGCGATGGGCGGAAATCAGCAGATGCTTGAGCAAATCGTTCGCGCGCTTGGTCAAATGCAGGCGAAGCAAAAGGTGTCCGCTGAGGAGATGCTGCAGCTCACAGAGGCAGGTATCGGCGCGTGGCAAATGCTCGCTGAGGCCATAGGCGTAAGCGTGCCTGAAGCGATGCAGATGGCTCAAAAAGGCGCTATCTCTTCCTCCGTGGCGATCGATGCGATCCTGCAGGGGATGACAAAACGGTTCGGCGGCGCCATGGAGGCGCAGTCGAAAACCATGATCGGGCAATGGGAGCAGCTGAAAGACGCCATGACCACCATCACCCGCGGCATGGGCCAAGACATCATCCGGATCTTCGGCCTTGCATCGGCGATGGAAAGACTGAACAATGCGATCGGTCGATTCGCCGATCTGGTGAGCCGCGAGGGCTTCCTCGGAGCTCTGCGTCGCGCATTTCCGCCGTGGGTGCAGCCGGTCATCATCGGAATTGCCGGCGCGATCGGCGGTGCGCTCGTACCGGTCATCGTCGGCATGTTGATCCCGGCGCTGAAAAAACTGCGGACGAGCCTGATTGCGACGATGCGACCGCTACTCCCGTGGATGGTGATCGGCGCGGCGGTAGCGGCCACCGCACTCCTCATCGCCCGGTATTGGAACCAGCTCGGTGACGTGGCGCGGCGTGTTTGGTCGGGGATTGCCGCCGTCGTGCTCTACGCCGTGTCTCTCATCGTGCGCGGGACAGGAGCCATCATCGGAGCAATTTCCGTTTTCATTCCAGCCCTTCGCGGAGCCTCGCAGGCCATGACGGACATGGCCAACCGTCTCAAGGCCATGGCCGCGCAGTCTATGGCGGCCGCGCGGACGTCCGCAGTCGGCAGCACGTCAGTCGCGCAGTCCGCGAAGCAGGTAGCGACCACGGCGCAGAAGGCCGCCCAGGCGCAGCAGGGGCTCGGTGAATCAGTGGAGGAGGCTGCGAAAGCTGCACAAAGCAATCTCCAATCCTTTGATGAGGTGCATTCCATCCAAGAGGAGATGGCTGATTCTCCGGCGACGCTTGAGCTCGCGGACCTGGAATTAGGTGACCTGCCCGGCGTGGCTGGTCTCGGGAACGCCTTCGCAGATATGGCGGAAGAGGTGGACGCGGGAGCCGGCCGGATCGCTGAGGCGTGGCAGAAGACGGTGGACGCAATTTCCGGCGCCTGGGAACGACTCAAGACCGGCGCACTCAACACGTTCCCGTGGCTGCAGAACGTGATCGACGGTTTTGCCCGGGCTGCGGATTGGGTGCGCAGCAACTGGTCGACCGTGGGTCCGGTTCTGGAAACAGTTGCTGGAGTCATAGCGCTTGTTGGCCTGGCTTTCTGGGCTGTGATCAGTCCGATTGGGGCTGTCGTGGCTGGAGCGGCTCTCCTCATTACGATCGCAACGCTTATCATAGCGAACTGGGATACGGTCGGTTCCTTCCTCGTCGGTCTGTGGGAAGCGACTAAACCAGTCCTCATTTCGGTTTGGGAAACGATCAGGGACGCAGCCGTAACCATTTGGGACGGACTGGTCGCAACGGCAAAAATAATCTGGGAAGGACTCAAGGCATTCTGGGCGGAATGGGGCGACACGATCTTGGCTCTGTTTGACGGTGCATGGCGCCAGATCGGTATCGTAGTCGAAACTAGCATCAACCTGCTCAAACACATCATCGGACTCGTTCTGGCTCTGATCCGGGGAGACTGGGAGGCAGCCTGGAACCATATCAAAGGGGTCGCTCAGACTATCTGGAACTTTTTCGTCCAGACCTGGGAGAACCTCAAGCTCACGGCCGCCGCTGTATGGCAAACCATCAAGGACAATGTTCAAGCGGCTTGGACGTGGATTCAGACCACTACTATGGCTATATGGACAGCGATCACGGGCTGGCTCGCCGGTATCTGGACAGGCATCGTTACCACCGTATCTACCACGTGGGAGGGCATTCGAAACACCATAGCGGGCTGGTGGGATAGTCTCAAGACAAAGACCGAGGAGGTCTGGAATACCCTGGTCCAATGGCTCGGCGGGATCTGGAGCGGTATTTCCTCGACTGTGACTACCACGTGGGAGGGCATCCGAAATACGGTAGCCTCCTGGTGGGATTCAATCAAGTCCAAGACCGAGGAGGTCTGGAACGCCCTTACGTCTTGGCTTGGCGATACCTGGTCCGGCATCTGGTCGAGTGCTGAAGAATGGTGGGGGAAAATCAGAGACAAGATTACCGGGTTGGTTGATGAGGCGAAAAGCCGTATCGAAGAGGCGTGGAATACTCTTTCCGGCAGCCTGTCGCGGATATGGGAGGGGATTCGGGACACGGCCGGCAGGATCTGGGATGGAATCGTCGGCCGAATCAAGGCCGCCATAAACACCATCATCGGGGCGGTCAATCGCTTCATCGACGGCATCAATTCGATCCGTATCACTGTTCCTGAGGTCGACATCCCGCTGGTAGGGAAGGTCGGCGGGTTTTCTATTGGACTGCCGAAGCTTCCAAAAATCCCGATGCTGGCCAGCGGCGGTCTCGTATCCGCCCCGACGTTGGCGATGATCGGCGAAGGCGCTCGTCCAGAGGCCGTCGTTCCGCTCCCTCCGGGCGTACGCGATCTCGGGGACATGATCCCGAGCGAAGAATCGCTGGCCCGAGCGATCTATCAGGCATTCGTGACAGCGTTGCGCGTCACGCAGGCTTCGGGCGGGCCGCAGTCTGGCGGAGATCGGGAGATCGTGCTCAGAATCGGTGACCGCGATATCGCCCGTGCCATCCTGCCGGCGATCATCGCCGAAGGACAGCGGCAGGGACTGCAGCTCGTCGTTCGACCGCAGGGGGTGTAATGGATGGCAGAAATCCGCATAGCAGGAACATTAGTCGCGCGCCCTGCCGAGGTCAAGGTGGGGCGCTTCGATATTACGAAATCCTCGCGGACAGCATCCGGCCGCATGGTGATGGAGGTTATCCGCCCCGGTGTCCGCCGGGTGGACGTCGTCTGGCGTTACATCCCTGACGCGGATCTGCAGGTGATCCTCAACCTGCTGGCCGCGAACAAGCCGTTTTTCACGCTCGAATATCCGGACGCCGGCGGCCAGAAGACGATGACGTGCTATGCCGGTGACGTCAACACAACGTTATGGCACACACGGGGTGGAGTTCGGTATTGGGAGGAAGTTTCTGTGCCGTTCATTGAGCAATAAAGGTGATGCGACGATGTACGCAGTTTCTCAAACATTTCAAGAAGCCGTCCGGGCAAACAAACGTCGCGTTCTCGGGCGGGTAACAATCGACTACACAGACCCTTTTCTCGATCAAAGCATTCAAGTCGCCGCAAACGAACAAGCCCGCATTTCGTGGCCCACGCAAACCGCAGATGGAGTCGAGAACGTCCCGCACAAATGGGCCAGTTTGGACGGTACATGGGTTCTGGACGGAACGTGGCGTCTTGCCCCGGACACCGAAGAATCGGCAAAAGAATATCAAATGGGCTGGTGGGGGAGCACGCTTTCCGGTGTTGATGGGACGTTTTCTTCTCCGTACCCGACTTTGACGGTGAGATTCGATCCTCGGCCGATCCACACATTGAAGGTGGCAGGAGACATTGCCCGGGGAGAATGGCCGGTGGATTTCGTTATTCGCATGTACAACGATCTGGACGTTCTCCTGCACACCGAAACGGTGACTGGGAATACTGAAATTTCTTGGTCAAAACCGTTGGAGATGCCGATTTTGAATGTGGCCCGGATGGAATTGAAAATCACTCGATGGTCACATGCTGGGCGACAAGTGAAGATCACGGAGTTTTATTCGAGCATCCAAGAAACGTATGAGGACGAGCGAATCATTGAATTGAGCCTGCTGGAAGAACGAGAGTCCGACCAAGGCTCAATCCCGGTCGGGAACATCAGTGCCAACGAAATATCCGTTCTGCTCGACAATATCGATCACCGGTTCGACCCCGGGAATACGGACAGCCCGCTTTTTGGACTCATTAAAGCTAACAGGCGCTTGCGGGCATGGATGGGTGTCGAATTGCCAGACCAAAACATAGAGTGGGTGCCCCTCGGGGTGTTTTGGGCCGTGGATTGGGAAGTCACCGATAGTTCCGGGGAATCGACGGCCCGGGTGGTGGCCCGCGACAGGTTGGAGTTGCTACGACAATCCACCTATGAGAGCGCAACGGTGGCGCAAAACGTGAGCCTGTACGCCTTGGCCGAATCCATCTTGCAGGATGCTGGCTTGGAACCGGACGAATACGCCATCGACCCATCTTTGCAGCAGTTCATCGCACCCTATGCCTGGTTCAACGCTGTGAGCCACCGCGACGCCCTGCGTTCCATCGCTGAAGCTGCTCTGGCCGTGGTATACGCCGACAGGGATGGCGTGGTCAGGGTGGAAAAAGGCGAAATATACACTCCTGTCGCAAAGACCTTTTTCGTTGAAGGCGCTCCATTTCCGATTGAAATTTCAGGCATCTATGAACAAGCATACGGCATCAGTCCGGACGATTATTTCAGCTTGAGCACGCCGAGCCGGCAGAATCAACTAGCAAATGAAATCATCGTGGACACTCAGCCGCTGCGTCCAGCATCAGCTCCGGAGGAAGTCTATCGGAGCAACGAACCCATCACGGTACCCGCCGGGCAGATGGTGACGGTAACCGTGCACTACAACCAGCCGCCGGTTATCGAGGCTGTGGCAAGTTTGGTAAGCCCGCCTGCTGGCGTGACGATTACAGCGACGACCTATTACGGCTGGGGCGCTGAGGTGACGATCCGCAATACGAGCGCGACGGCCCAGGCCGTGACGCTGACCATCACAGGCAAGCCTCTGCAGGCGCAGAACAAAGAGCGAGCAACGGCGAAGGATGATGCGAGCATACGTGACAACGGTCGACTGAGGTTCGAGTTCCCGGCTAACCACCTTGTCCAATCCTTGCCCGTGGCTCAGCAAATTGCTGACGGCCTGCTCGCCAGCTATAAGGATCCTCGCCGCGATGTTCGGCTTGAATGGCTCGGCAATCCGGCTTTGGAATTGGGCGACCTGATCACCGTTCCGGAATCCCCGGATCGAACGAGGCGCGGATATTTCATCGTGGTACGTCAAGAATTGACGTGGGCCGGGGCTTTGACGGCGACATTGGAAGGGAGGCGGATCTCCACATGAATACTGTTATCGTTGAGCCGACAGAGAACAGCATCGTGATAGAATTGGTGGATGTGTTCACCACCTACTACATGCTACAGGCCGCACAGTCGATTCCTGAGCACCAGGGGGTGCAAGATGAGCCAACATAAAATCATACTCAAGCGTGGTGATACGCGCACGGCCATCCGGGCGACTCTTTTGGAATCGAGTGGGTCGCCCGCGGATCTTTCCGGTGCCGTCGTAAGGTTCATCATGGCGGATTTCCGGGGAAACAAGCGTGTTGCCCGCGAAGTGGAGATAATGGATGCCGCACAGGGAAAAGTGCGAATCATATTCGAACCGCCAGAAACAGACGAGGCAGGAACGTTTCGAGCGGAATTCGAAGTGCAGTTTGCGGATGGGAGAAAAGAGACTTATCCGAACAATGGATATTTGACCATCGAAATCATACCTGATTTGGGGTGACGAACATGCCTGGGAACACAAAGGCAATCGTTTCTGATGTGAACGCAAAACCAGCGCCACAAATTTTTGACCCGAGCAAGGACGCTTATGACTACCTGCTTGGCCAAAACGGCGCTATGCGGACGCTTCTCTATGATGCGAGTGGTAACCCGCTACTGACGCAAGCAAATCCTGGGTATGCTGATCTTGTTGACCGCGCGGCACGAGTCTTGGGAAAGATTTCCGCCGACGACGGGGCCATTGCGGCGCTGGGAGCTCTCGCGGCCGCCGCAATTACTGACCCGGCACAAAATGCATCGGTGATTGCGCTTTTAAAGGGGATTCTGAAGCAGCTGCAGGGAACAGGAACCGGCGCCGCCCCTGTTCAACTAACGGGGAGTAATATTCAACAAGTGGATGTTCTTCCGAGGCAAATCCGAGCGGCGGGAGATCACACTTTCACAATCCAAAACGACAAAGGATATAGCAAGTGCATCGTCGTGCTCGATATTTATGGCGTGACGGGGGCTTTCGGTTCAAATGAAGGGATTCGGTTGGGGTGTTATACCCAGCCGACGGGACGTTCATATGGTAATCGCGGTATTACTGCAGTTACTGATCGCACAAAAAATTCGTTGGAAATTGTTCATCAGATTCAAATCGCTCTTGGAGCGCATGAATCTCCGAACACTGATCCTTATTCAAAAGCAAAAGGAATCTCCGCTATTCCAGCCCCATCTGTTCGTGGTTATGTCGGTATCAATGGAACATTTGCTAGCGGAGAAGGGTTCGACTGTGCCGTAAAAGCGTATTGGATACCGTGAGGTGAAATATAATGACATTTCCAAATTACGAATATTGCGAAACTATAGACAAAAACACACCTCCCGATCCTACCGAATATGGAACGGGATGGGAGTATTGGAGCGACAGAATCGTGAAAGACGACGATGGGAATGTGATCGAGCACGCCGCAGTTTGGCGGCGTATTGCCGCAGAGTGATCTTCAACTAACGAAGTTCTAGAGTTTAACAAGGATCTCGCGAGGGGTCCTTTTTTTCTTTGGGGGTGAAACCGTGGCATGGCAAACACCGAAAACGAACTGGACAGCATCTGATCCAATCGGCACAGCCGATCTGAACCGGATCGAAGGTAACGAGGCGCAGCTCAAATCAGACCTTGACGCTCATACCCAAGCCACAACCGGCGTCCATGGCGCAACGAGTGCAGCCACGCCGAACACGATTGTGCAACGCGACCCGAATGGACGCTTTAAGGCGGGGGCTCCTGCTGCGGCGGATGACGTGGCGCGGAAGGCGGAGGTTGACGCGCACGCTAACAACACTAACAACCCGCACAGTACGACGAAAGAACAAGTCGGACTCGGAAGCGTGCAGAACTACGGCGTAGCCTCACAGGCGCAGGCAGAGGCCGGAAGCGCGAACAACGTCTATATGACACCGATCAGGGTCAAAAACTATGTCGATACTAGGCTACTCAACAATCTGAAATTTCGATTGAATAGCGGCCAGCTCGAATACGAAGACGGAGGGGTGTGGCGACCGGTGGGAACGGACTTTTCTTCTATGACTCCAGGATTCGTCCAAGGTTCAACAACCGGCACTACAGAGACAACGTTAGTGTCGATTTCAGGTTCTGGGATATTGGTCTCCATAAATCAATCATTGGATGGAACTTCAGTCTATAACGGGCACGTTAAGGTTGTTTTGGATGGCATAACATTAATTGACCCCATTAATGCTTTTGCGTCTACGAGTGGCGGGTCTACTGGAATTGAACTTATGGCTAAATTTAACAACTCGCTTTTAGTGACGCATAAATCAGCTGGCTCCAGTCAGGTGCACACAAAAGTCGCATATTTACTAAAATAAGGAGGGTCATATATGTTTGAAATAGATGGTGGAGCCATTTTAGCGGTAAAGGAAGTAAACACCTTGACCCAAACTGCAATCGTCCGAACGTATTATACATGGGCCCTGCACATCCACGCATCATATCAGGATGGCGTGCTGACCGCCGAATACCGGCACCCGGTGATCGAAGGTACGGAGTGGCAGGGGCAGGCGGTCGAGGACGATAGACCGATGCTATACAGCGTGGACGACGGAGACCCGGTGGAATTTTCGGAAACGGTGACGCTGAATCTGCCGCCCGGAAAACACCGGATTTTTGTATGCGCTGATTTTGGTTGTGAGCCGTGTACGCTTGAGGTTGATATACCGGGCTCCGCTTGAGGCGGGGCTTTTCTTATTTGGGGGTGTCCACATGGAAAACTGGATTAAAACTCTCGTCGCTGTTGGCGGCGCGGCCGCCTCTTATCTTTTCGGTGGGTGGTCGTCGTTGCTCTCTATACTTCTCACATTCGTTGTATTTGATTATGTCACAGGCGTCCTGGCAGCGGGAAAAGAAGGGAAGCTCAGCAGCGAGGTTGGCATGTGGGGGATCGCGAAAAAGGTGGGTATATTTGCTATTGTCGCCGCCGCGCATTTGGTTGATCGTGCGCTAGGCGATGCACACCTGTTCCGGGACGCGGCGATATTTTTCTTTCTCGCAAACGAGCTACTCAGCGTGATCGAAAACGCGGGACGGATCGGCGTTCCGATTCCTCCTGTACTTCAGCAGGCGGTTGAGGTTTTACGAGGGAAGGGTGAGCAGAAGTGAACTACATCATCGATCACATCCCAAAGAATACCGCTAAAAACCGCCGCCCCGGTCTGCCCATGACACCGACAACGATCACGATCCATAACACGGGCAATCCATCCAGTACGGCGAAAAATGAGCGAGCGTGGCTTACCAATCCGGCCAACGACCGCACGGCATCTTATCACATCGTTGTTGACGAGCGCGAAGCGATCGAGTGCATACCGCTCAATGAGGTGGCCTGGCACGCTGGCGACGGCAACGGTGACGGTAATCGCAAGTCGATTGGTATCGAGATATGCGAGAGCGGGGACTACGCCAAAACGCTTGATAACGCGGCGACATTGGTCGCTAAGTTGCTCAAAGATCGCGGCTGGGGCGTGGATCGGCTGCGCCGGCATTTCGACTGGTCAGGGAAGATCTGTCCACGGTTGATGTACGATAGTGGGCGCTGGACGGGTTGGACGGCGTTTAATAACATGGTGCGGGATAAGCTAAAGTCAGTTAAGGGAGATGATCAAATCATGGATGAGCTTAAGCGGCGAGTTGAGCAACTGCAAAGAAACGTTGAGGAATTGACGAAGAAAATTCCGGCACCGGACTGGTTTGTGGACGAGTTCGGCAGCGGTGATCTCGGCGGCCTGATCAGCGATCCGCACTTTACTGTCGAGGGCTGGCGCGCGCTGGCCGTGGCGCTGAGGGCGCAGAAGGCATGATTAACCCCCCGCTTGGCCTATTGGCTGGGCGGGGGATTTTTATTCTGCTTTATAAATTCCAATAATTCGATGATAGCTAGGAAAAAATTTAATGGACAGAACAATTGTTTGGAAGGATTTTATCAAATAATGGAGAAAAGTCCCTATGTAATCACTTGTGCGGAGGGACTTTATGACTATTGCTATTTCGCTGAAGGTCAACGATGGTCTTGTTTTAGCCGCTGATAGCGCTTCTTCTATAATCATTCGAGATGATCATGGTAAGTCTGGTGTCATTAATGTTTACGAAAATGCAAATAAAGTTTTTAACCTTCACAAGAAACTGCCTGTTGGAGCAATCACATGGGGCGCGGGAAGTATCGGTCAGGCTTCGACATCTACACTTATCAAGGATTTTCGACAGATGTTAATGAATAAAGAAGAAGATATAATTGATGAAGAATCATATACAGTAAAAGAAATCGCAGATAAATTTTTTGATTTTATCTTTAATAAAAAATATAAAAAAGAATTTGAGGCTTGGCCAGATGATCAAAAGCCATATATTGGATTTGTAATAGGAGGGTACTCGAGTAATTCCGCACAGGCAGAGACTTGGATAATCGAAATTTCTGGTGGGAAATGCAACGGTCCGGTGATGCGCAAGTCGTTAGATGAATGTGGAGCTGATTGGTTTGGAGAGCCAGAGGCGATAACAAGATTAATAAAGGGGTATTCTACTAATACTTTTTCATTGTTGAAATCCATTGGTATTCCAGATCAAAGACTTCAAGAGATAGAACGCATATTCAATGAACGTTTGGAAGCGCCATTAATTCTTCCGCCGATGCCAATTCAAGATGCAATTGACATTGCGCATTTTTTGGTTGATTTAACTTGTAAATTCAGCAAATACTCTCCTGGTGCCCCGACTGTTGGTGGGCCGATTGAAATCGCAGCAATAACAAAACATGAAGGTTTCAAGTGGATCAAAAGAAAACATTATTATAATACTGAATTAAACCCAAAGGAGTGATTTTTATGAACAGCACTACTGGACAAATCTCAAACATTCAAAATTACAAAATCATTATCACTAATAAGCAATCGGGAACAGGGAGCGCAACTTACTCACCAGAAAAAGTTATAGAATTTATGACAAAATACAGTAAATGATATTCCCCCGCTTTATTGGCGGGTTTTTTTCTTTTACGCTTGAATACCGAACGTATATTCGCATATACTACATATGCAAACACTTGTTCGGGGTGATCGTCATGATCGCGAAGTACATCGGCCGTCGCGTCGAGATCATCTACCAGTCCGCTGACGGCCGTCTTTCGCAGCGCGTGGTGCGCGTGCTGGGCGTGCGGGACGGCGTTGTGCGGGCGTTCTGCGAGGTGTCTGGCGCGCCGAGGACGTTCAGGGTCGATAATATTCTCGCCGTGCAACCGGCGGTGAGATCGGCGTGAGGATATTTGGCGTCGATACCTGCACCTGCAAAGCCTTGATGCGCCCGCGCTGGAGCCGGGACGATCGGCCGCGTGTGTTCGTATGCATGCGGTGCGGGCGTCCGGTGCCAGGATATGAGCAGTTATGGGTCATGAGGGAGCGAATGATAGCGCAGGAAAAGAAGCGTTGACGTGTACAGGAAAAATTGGTATATTT